AACGATGCAAACCTTTCTGTCTCCTGGAAGAGAATGGGAGTAAGCCCGGATACAGACGTTACCGTTGAATTTACTTCAGGCGGTTACACTACCTCTGCCGGTAACGTTCATATCAGAGCCTACCGTGGCGTAAGCACTGTTACGGCAATTGATGCTACGGCCTCACCCACTGCACCTACCAACACCAAGCTCGTTAATCCTCCTAGCATTACCCCTGTTACTGCCAATGCGCTGATTGTCTGTACTGGCGTAGGTGCAGGTCCTGCCGCTCATACCAACGTCTACTCTTCTTCGGACCTTGAAGACTTTACCAGCCACATTACCAGCCTCGGCTCTTTCTCGGCTGTTGTCGGTGTAGGCCATCAGGTCTGGACTTCAGGTGCCTTTGATGCTGCTGCATGGACTGGTGCTGACGACGACACTACCTGCTCTTACGCCTGTATCGTATTCGCACTTAAACCCGCTTAAGGAAAACAATGGCCAAGCTACCTCCTATCTCCACGGTTAACTCCGGGTTTAACTCTACCACAAAAATTAACAGCAACTTTGAAGCTCTGCAATCAGGCTTCAATAACACTCTTTCGCTTGATGGTTCCACCCCCAATGCCATGCAAGCAGATTTGGATTTGAATGGTAACGATATTATCAATGCTGGCAGCATTTCTGCTGACACTCTTGATGTTAATGGTGTAGACATCACCACCCTCCTTACTGCTGCGACTGACGTAAACGACGCTGTAGTTGCTGCTGAAGCTGCCCAAGCTGGTGCAGAGGTTGCCCAAGCTGCCGCAGAAGCAGTTGCTGCAAATCTCCCTGACTGGCGTAGTGCATGGCTCACTGCCACTGCCTATGGTCTTGGTGATCTTGTAAAACAAAATGGTGACGTTTACATTTGCATTTTTGTTCATACCTCCGGTGTTTTTGCTACTGACCTAGCTGCTCTCAAATGGGAACTCTTTGTTCCTAAAGGCTCGGCAGGTGCTGGTACCGGGGATATGCTTGCTGCTAACAACCTGTCTGACGTGGCCAGTGCGGCTTCGGCCAGAGGTAACCTTGGTCTTGGTTCAATTGCAACTCAAAGCTCTTCTTCTGTCTCTATTACTGGCGGCTCTATCGCTGGCATTACTGATCTGGCTGTGGCTGATGGTGGAACCGGCTCCTCCACCGCCGCAGGGGCCAGAACCAACCTTGGTCTCGGTAGCGCAGCTATCCTTGCCGCACCAGACGACGACAACCTTGCAAATAACCCTAATGACGTAGCACTTCGCAAGAACGTTGCCGCCAACACGTCTACCGTCAAACTAGCTTGCTTTAGACAACTGGAAACCTCTGGAACTGACGGCGGTACTCTTAACTCTGGTGACTGGCGAGATAGAACGTTAAACGACCAACAGTACAACACAATTGGTTGTCTTATGGGCGAGTATACAACTTCGTTTGCCATAAATCCTTTTGGTGGTAATGCTCTTTATATTCCAGCAGGTACTTACTTCATTGAAGCAAAAGCCGCTGGTTACAAGGTTGACTCGCATAAGATTCGTCTTTACAACTTTGGTGACGCCTCTGTAGCTCTTCATGGTACTACGCACCGTTCTAGCAACTCTGACGGCACCAATGAGTACGCAACCTTGTCAGGTGTCATTACTCTGGCAAGTACCAAGTACCTTGGTATCCAGCATAGATGTGAAACCTCCCAAACTACAAACGGTAAAGGTAAGGCCGCTGGATGGTCTAGTGAAGTCTATGTTGAAATCTCTATCTGGAAACTTCCGTGACTCTAGATGAAATTCGTGAAGCAGCCGAAGCAGACCTTGTAACGTTCATCCGCTTGGTTGCGCCTGAGCAGGTCCTTGGGCTGTGTCACGAAGAACTTCTAAGATGGTGGACAAGAGGCGAAGCTAAAAGTCACCAACTGGTTCTCTTTCCGAGGGACCACCAGAAGTCTCGTCTTGTGGCTTATAGAGTTGCCTGGGAAATCACAAAAGACCCTACTCTTAGAGTTCTTTATATTTCTGCCACTGCCAACCTTGCAGAAAAGCAATTGTTCTTTATCAAGAACATTATTACCTCGGACATTTACCGCAGATACTGGCCCCTGCATGTAAACCCTATTGAAGGACAAAGGACAAAATGGACTGGCTCGGAGATTGCTCTGGACCACCCCAAGCGTAAAGAAGAAAAAGTACGTGACTCCACTATTTTCACTGGTGGTCTTACTACGTCTCTTACTGGCCTTCACTGTGATATTGCTGTACTTGATGATTGCGTAGTCTACGAGAATGCTTACACTAATGAAGGCAGGGAAAAGGTCAGAAGCCAATATTCTCTTCTTAGCTCTATTGAAGGTGCCAATGCCCGTGAATGGGTTGTAGGAACAAGGTACCATCCCAAAGACCTCTACAATGATCTTATGGGTATGCAGGAGATTACCTTTGACGATGACGGGGAACCTGTTGGCGAAGAGGCTATTTACGAAATCTTCGAGAAAGCTGTAGAAGACAGGGGCGACGGCACAGGGGAATTCCTTTGGCCAAGGCAACAAAGAAAAGACGGCAAGTGGTTTGGCTTTGACCACAAGATTCTGTCCAAGAAAAGGGGCCAATACCTCGACAAGAGCCAGTTCAGAGCACAATACTACAATGATCCTTCTGACCCTGACAATGCTCCTGTAGACAGAAACAAGTTTTCTTACTACGAAAGAAACTTCCTTAAGCTCGACAAAGGCTACTGGTACTACAAGAACAAAAGGCTGAATGTCTTTGCTGCTATTGACTTTGCCTTTAGTCTTTCAAAGAAAGCAGACTACACTGCCATTGTCGTAGTCGGGATGGATTCAGACGGCTTTATTTATGTACTTGATATTGACAGGTTCAAGACAGATAGAGTCTCAGAGTATTTCAACCACCTTCTTGCCCTTAGTAACAAATGGAACTTCAGGAAGCTAAGAGCAGAAACCACTGTTGCTCAGAGCACTATCGTAAGACAACTCAAGGACCTTATCAGGTACAACGGTCTTTCTATCGTAGTTGACGAATTCAGGCCCACCAAAGGGTCCAAGGAAGAGCGTATTGCAGCCACCCTTGAGCCACGCTACGATGCTCAGACTGTCCTTCACTACAGAGGCGGTAACTGCCAGGTACTCGAAGAAGAACTTGTACAGAGGCACCCTCCGCACGATGACGTAAAAGACGCACTTACAGCCGCTATAGATATTTGCGTAAAACCTATGCAGGCTGGCCAAAGAACGGACACGAACAAGATTGTCTGGGCCAACTCAAAATTTAGAGGACTAGCAGCCTAATGGCCGGTACTACAGTAGACTTCCACTCTGTCGTTAGCCCCGATAACATGGCTTCGGAGATTTGTCTCCGTTGGACAGAGTGGAGTTCTTTCAGATCAAAGAAAATCGAAGAATGGAAAGAACTGAACAAGTATCTTTTTGCTACTTCTACAGCTACCACTGCCAACGCTGTACTTCCTTGGTCTAACACTACGACTACTCCCAAGCTTACCCAGATCATGGATAACCTCCATGCAAACTACTTTGCTACTCTTTTTCCTCAGCAGAAATGGATGCGTTGGGAAGGCTCTGACAAAACCTCTAATGCCAAGGCAAAAAGAAAAGCTATCCAAGCTTATCTCGATAACAAGATTTCCCAGAGCAACTTTGTTAATACTGCTTCAGAACTTCTTTTTGACTGGATTCAGTACGGTAACTGCTTTGCAACGGTTACTTGGGAAGACCTTAAGGTAGTCAAGGAAAACGGGGAGTACACTCCTATTTATACTGGCCCTAAGCTGGTCAGAATCTCCCCGTTCGATATTGTCTTTAACCCTGTTTCCTCTGAGTTTGCCAAAAGCCCCAAGATCATCAGGAGTGTTATGTCTCTTGGCGAGCTTGCTGCCATGCCCGAGTACAAAGACATTGCCGCAAAGATGTACAGCAATAGAGAACAGATTGCTGGCTCTGGGCACGTAAATTTCGACAAGACCGAAGCCTTTGTTGCTGACGGCTTCTCTGACATTAACCACTACTACGAAAGTGGCTACTGCGAAATTCTTACTTTCTACGGCGATTACTTCAACCTTGAAACTAACACCCTTCAAAAGAACAGAGTAATCACTGTCTTTGACAGAGCCTATATTGCTTCTAACGTAGAAGGCGAAAGCTGGTTTGGCGTTGCCCCTATCTTCCATTCGGCATGGAGAACCAGACCTGACAATCTTTACGGCATGGGTCCTCTAGATAATCTTGTCGGTATGCAATACCGTATTGACCATCTGGAAAACCTCAAGGCTGACGTTTTTGACCAGATTGCTTATCCGGTAATGAAGATCAGGGGCGAAGTGGAAGACTTTGACTTTGAACCCGGAGCCAGAATTTACATCGGTGAAGAAGGTGACGTAGACTATCTCCACCCAGACCCGATGGCTTTGCAGGCTGACATGCAAATCAAGATTCTGGAAGACAAGATGGAAATGATGGCCGGTGCCCCAAGAGAGGCTATGGGCATCAGAAGCCCCGGAGAAAAGACTGCCTTTGAAGTTCAGATGCTCCAAAACTCTGCGTCCAGAATCTTTGAGCATAAGGCAGCCCACTTCGAAAGAACCTTCATTGAGCCTATCCTGAATGCAATGCTTGAAGTTGCAAGAAGGAAGATGGACAGGGTTGATATTCTTCGTGTCCTTGACGATGCTACAAACGTAGCTTCTTTCCTTGAAGTCAAAAAGGACGATATTAAGGCTAACGGCAAGATTGTCCCGATTGGTGCAAGACACTTTGCCGAAAGAGCAAGAAGAGTCCAGAACCTTCAGCAACTCTTTGCCTTCAAAAAGGATGATCCTTCTATTGCTCCTCACCTGTCAGGTAAAAAGCTTGCTCAGCTTATGGCTGAAGAGCTTGGCGAACCCGATCTGTTTGGAGAAAACATCGCCGTAATCGAACAACTGGAAACTCAGCAGGTTGCACAAGATGCAGAAGCAGTAAACCAAGACAATCTGGCTCTATCGGCTGAGGCAGGTATCTAATGGATTCCAGATGGTTTAAAGGTCAAAAAAATACTGACCAAAGAACAAAAGAGCTAATGAGCTATAGAAATGCTTTTGATGCTCTGAAAGAAATTCTTGAAAAGGAGTTTGTAAGAACTTCCTGTAGAGAATACGACAGCCCCAACTGGGCTATTAAACAAGTGGCTCTTAACGAACGCAACCAGGTTCTTTCTGAAGTCATCAAACTCATCACAATTGAAAAGGAAATCTAATGTCTGTCTTCCAAACCACGGAAGGTACACAAACCCAGAGTCAAACCCAAACTACAAACCAAGAGAGTTGGGTAGAGAAACTGGCTAAGGCTCGCGGAGAGCAATGGAAAGACCCCGAAGTTATCGCAAAGGGTAAACTCGAAGCTGACCAGTTTATTACTGATCTACAACGGCAAGTTGCTGAGCTTAGGGAAGACCTTGGTAAGCAGGACTATTCCAAGCAATTGCTTGATGCACTACAGAACAAGGCTACGCAAACCACCAGCGTCAATTCTGTAGAAAATAAAGGTGGCACTGAAGAGGTCAAGACCAAGACCAATCTGAGTGAGGAAGATTTAAAAAGCCTTGTTGAGACGACACTTACGCAAAGAGAAAGAAACGCAACGGAGAGCCAAAATCTCCAAGTTGTTGAAGGGAAGCTTACGGAGCTTTACGGAACAGAAGCGGCAGCTAAAGTTCTTCAAAAATCCAAAGAGCTAGGTATTAGTTCAAAGAGACTGGAAGAGATTGCTAAAGAATCTCCTTCTGCTTTCTTCGCGCTTATCGGTGAAAAAGCCCCTGAAACCAAGACCTTTGTAAACGGTACAGTTAATACCAATAGTGCCAGTCTCCAAGCCACTTCTGATAAGAACTGGAAATACTACCAGGACCTTAGAAAGAAGGACAAAAGAACCTACTTCACGCCCGAAGTTCAAAGACAGCTAATGACTGACAGAGAACGACTCGGGGATAAATTCTATAGTTAATGGAGAAATAAACTATGGCTATGACCACTGGTAACTCCACTCATCTTATCCGCTCGGAAATTTGGTCTTCGGAACTCAAAGAAATCCTGCGCGATGAGATGATGGCCCAGAAATACGTCAGGATGCTTTCGGGCTTCCCTGATGGCGACCAATTTACGATCCCGTCGATTGGCCAGCTTCAAGTTTCGGATTACGCCGAAAACGAGGCGATCACCTACCTGCCGATGGATACTGGTGAATTTACGTTCACGATTGACCAGTACCTGCAATCGGGTGCCTTCATCACCAAGAAGAACCAACAAGACGCTTTCTATGCTTCGCAACTCGAAGCCAGCTTTGTGCCGGAAATGGAACGTGCTCTTATGGCTCACTTCGAGACGACCACTCTGGCTGCGCCGGAAGCGGGTATCTCGGCCAACTCGAATAACAGCATTGACGGTTTTGAACACCGTTGGGCCGCTGGTGGTTCGGGTGCGGTGATGACCCTCCAAGACTTCGCCCGCGCTCGTTATGTCCTTAAAAAGGCTAACGTGCCGGATACTGGTCTGGTGGCGATTGTGGACCCCTCGGTTGAGTACACGATCAATACTCTTAGCAACCTTGTCGATGTTTCGAACAACCCGCGTTGGGAAGGCATCGTCTCTTCGGGTATTGCTACGGGTATGAAGTTTGTCAAGAACGTCTATGGCTTCGATGTGTATACTTCGAACTACCTCAAGACTACGACTGACTCGGCTCTCCCGAACGCGGCTGACGTTAACGTTGACTTCTCTTCGGTTAACGGAAAAGCAAACCTGTTCTTCTCGACTGCTACGGACGCCATCATCGGTGCCTGGAGACAACAGCCGGAAGTGGACTACGAGTACAACAAAGACTTCCAGCGTCACGAGTACGCCATGACGGCTCGTTACGGTGTGAAGATGTACCGTCCCGAGAACATGGTTGTTGTTCCGTCGAAGACTAACGTGTAAGAAAGGAGTTAGAATATGTCTTACACTAACGCGGACGGCCTTCAGGTTCTTACCTTTGGTGACAAGGGTGCCGTGAAGGGTAAAGGTCTGACGACTGAAAGCATTGTCAAACAACTGGTTGTTGAACTTCCTGCTGCGACTGCCCTTGCTACCACTGTGGCTGCTTCGGACATCAAAGCTAACGACCCGTTTATTCCGGCTAATGCCTATATTACCAATGCCTACTTTATCACTCGTACTACCTTTACTTCTGGTGGTTCGGCTGCTCTGAACATTGGTCTGTATACGGCTGCTGGTGCTGCTATCGTTGCTAACGGTATCGACGCTGCCATTGCCCTCTCGGCTCTGGACGCTGGCGATGTTGTGCGCTGCGATGGCACTCTGTCTGGTGGCACCCTTACCGTGGGTGGTGCTAATGCCTATGTCGGCTTCGACTACGATACTGCTGCCTTTACCGCTGGTAAGGGTACGCTGGTTATCGAGTATATCGAAGTGTAACCTAAAGGTTGAGGGGGCGAAAGCCCCCTTGACTTCTTTAGCTATTAGGAGTATAATATGGCAAACGTAGAACATTCTGCTATTACAGACCCCAATATCCATGAGCCTAAAGGTGTAGCTGCTGCTACTTCTGGCCAAATCTACGTTGCTAACGGCTCTGGGTCTGGATCGTGGGTAACTCCCACCCTGGATACGATTGACAGAACCGCCCCGGCCTCTGCGGGAGCTACAGGCACTACTGGTCAAATCGCTTTTGATTCCAGCTATATTTACATCTGCACAGCCGCCAATACTTGGAAGCGTGTAGCCATCGCTACGTGGTAATAAATGAAAACAACTCTTCTGGAAATGGTAAAGTCTATCCTGTCCGATATGGATTCGGCAGACGTAAACTCCATTTCTGATTCCGTTGAAGCACAACAGATTGCCAGTATTCTTGAGGATACTTTTTACAACCTTATTTCCACGAAAGAGATTGCAGAACATAATGAGCTTATCCGCCTTACGGCATTCTCTGATAGCGCAAAGCCCACTCATTTTTACTACCCCGACAGGGTAAAGGAACTTAAGAATATCTTTTACAACACAAGCCTTACTACTGATTACCAGTACACTGAGCTTTGTTTTCTTGATCCTCTTAGCTTCCTGAAGAGACTCCCAAAGAATACTGATAATGCTGTTCTTGTTACTGACGGAGCCTACGAGCTTCTTATCAAGAACAATGCAATGCCCAAGTACTTTACGTCTTTTGACGATAAGACAATTGTAATGGATTCTTTTCTGGCTACCGAAGAGACTTCTCTGCAAAGCTCCAAGACTAGGGCCTACGGTGTTCTTTACCCTGAGTTTCTTATCGAAGATTCTTTTGAGCCTGACATTGACGAGACACTTAAGCCATTGCTCTTGGCAGAAGCAAAGAGCGTTTGCTTTTCTGTCCTCAAGGCTGGCAGTGATCCAAAGATTGAGCAGGCCGCAAGACGCCTGAAGACTACCTACCAAAATGACCTCTTTAAAACCAAACGAGAGAACAAGAGACCTAAGTATGGCCGTAACGTTTAAAGACGACTGGGAAACAAAAAGATTCATTGGTACCAGCGACAAGACAAAAGCACAGTTTGTAATCGAGAAAGAACCAAACGGCTACACCTTCTTCAAGATTTCAATGTCCGTAGGAAGAACCTCACCTGAACTGTCTGGACATTACACCACGGTAAACAAGGCAAAGGAAGCTGTTGTCGCCTACGAAAACGGAATGGACCTAACTCAAATGGTTCGGGCAGACAACAAGCAAAAAAGAATAGAAGATGCAGAGAAGACAGCAAAAGCAGGTTAACACCTTTATCAAGGGCCTCAATACGGAGTTCAATGAACTTACGTTTCCCCCTGATGCTTCTGTTGACGAACTTAACTGTGACCTTAGAAGGGACGGCTCTCGTAGACGCAGGCTTGGTCTTGCCTACGAACCGGCCTTTGCTTTAAGTTCCTTCACCAAAAATCCTGGCGTAGTCACTACTGGCACTTGGCTTAACGTAGGTGGTCAGGCTGGCCTTGAGTACCTTGTTGTCCAAACTGGTGCTTCTCTTAGGTTCTACAACAAGTCTACTAGGCCGTACTCTGAAAAAGAAGTAAGTGGCTCTGTTGATCTTTCTGCTTACGAAACTGCTACAGGTGGCGGTGCCAGTAACTCAAAGGCTACCTTTGCGAGCATCAACGGAATGCTCATTGTTACTTCTTCTGCCATTAAAACTATTCTTGTTACCAGAGACAATACCGCTGGCACTATTGCTTCTTCAGAGATTACTTTTAGAGTAAGAGATTTTGAAAGACTTTCTGTCTATTCTAATCTGGATAACGAAGTATCTACTTCTTCTGTTACTGACGAAAGAAAATACGATACCTACAACTCTGGTTGGCAAGACGACGAGCTTGATACCTACAAAGCCTCTAGAACCGCTTGGCCTCCCCTTACTCATCCTTGGTTCTCTGGTAAAGATGTTGCAGGAGACTTCTCTGTTTCTGAGTTCAGGAAGATTGGTGCAGTAAGCTCTATTACTGCAAACGGCAGGTTTATTCTTGATTTCTTTTCTATGGACAGGGCAGCCAAGTCTGGTATCCCCGGCCTAGCAGCACAACCAGAGCTTTCAAGGTTTACCTGCTCTGCTGCTTTCTTCGGAAGAGTCTTTTACGCAGGGCTTAACTCTGCAAGAAACTCTGGCAAGATTCTTTTCTCAAGGATAATCGAAAGAAAAGAAGAACTGGGAGAATGCTTCCAAAAGAATTCTCCTACCTCGGAGTTTTATAATGATCTTCTTGATACTGACGGTGGGGTTATTTCTATTCCTGACTGCGTTGGCATAAAAGTTCTTCATGCCTTCAGCAACTACCTTTTTGTCCTTGCTGACAACGGCATCTGGCAAATCTCTGGTATCGACGGATTCTTTAGTCCTAGCTCCTACTCTGTATCAAAAATTTCAGACGTAGGCATTGCTACCTTTGGTTCCTTTGTGTCTTACGATGGTGTACCCTTTTGGTGGAGTAAGTACGGTATACACACTATCTCCATTGATTCTACCACTTCGCAAGCCACAGAGCAGAATATCTCCCTTAACACTGTTCAAACCTTTTGGGATGAAATTGGTCTTTCTGAAAGATCAGAGGTATTCTCTGCTTACGACAAGATCAACAAGAAACTTTATTGGTTTTATCCCAAGCTAAATGAAACTGTCCAAGGCAAGATTACCAAGGCTCTTATCCTTGATATTAACCTCCAAAGTTTCTACCCCTGGGAGATTGCTGAAAGCACTAACTACGCTGTTGGTGCAGCTTTTTATTCTGGCTACGGTGCAGACGATCTGACTCTTGATGTTGTAGTCGGCACAGATAACC